TAAAGGCTCTATTGTTAAAGCTGGAAGCGTACATTCCTTCAAAAGGGATTCCATTACGTTGAAGATAAGAATGAAAGCCCATCGCACCAAGACCAATCGCCCGTTCTCTATATGCACTATAAGCGGCTTTTGCAAAACCTGTTTTATCTTTGTCGATTTCAATTTCAAAATCCTCCAAACTATTTATTTTATAGTTGTTTACATCACCATCAACAGCTAAAGCATTAGCAATAAAATGTTCTAGTGTGTTATCTAGCATGGTGACTAGATCACTGATGAACAATTCATCGTCTTTCCACTCATCAAAGTATTCTAAGTTAACGCTGGACAAGCAGCAAACTGCTGTACGCTCTTCACTGGTAGGAAGGGTAATCTCAGAACATAAATTACTTTGACATACTTTAAGTCCTAAATCTTTTTGCTGCTGTGGTAGAGCCTCGTTACAGCGGTCAAGATTAACAATATATGGTTCACCTGTTTCTGCTCTGGTGTGTATTAACTGCCACCACAAATCCCTAGCTGAGATAGTTTTGACTGCCTGTTTAGACTTAGGGTCAATTAGACGCCAAGGTAAGTCATGCTCTACCGCATATAGGTATTCATCAGATAAAACGATACCGTTATGCAAGTTAAGGCACTTACGATTGAGATCGCCACCAGTAGTTTTTCGCATTGCAATAAACTCTTCAATCTCTGGATGACTAATATCCATATACGCTGCATAAGATCCTCTCCTAGTAACGCCTTGATTAAAGGCAAGCATTTGGCTGTCTACAACATGCATGAATGGAATGCTACCAGTAGACTCACTGCCGTTAGCAGTAGATATACCATTACTCCTAACATCACCCCAATATCCACCCAGGCCTCCACCTGAACTAGCCAACCATATGTTCTCGTCATAATGATCAGATAGACCACGCCTTGAGTCAGGAACATAATTAAGAAAGCAAGAGATAGGTAAACCACGAGTAGTTCCCCCATTACTAAGGATAGGAGTGCTAAACATGAACCAATTAGAACTTGCGTAGTTATAAAGTCGCTGTGCAAGATCGAAGTCAGTATGTTCTTGATAAGTAGCACTATAAACAGCGGCCCTTGCAAAAGCTTCTTGAGCATATTCTTCATCTTCCCAAAAGTATCTGTCTTTTAATGTTTGAATAGAAAATTCTGTAAGCAAACTTTCTTTATCGTAATCAATCTCTATCCCTAAATAATTCATCTTGCCAGTTTTTAATGTCATCAACGTCATCCTTTTCTCTTAACTGCGACTGCCTGTACCCTCTAGTACGTGCTTTATTTTTAGACTTTTTTCTTTTATTAAACTTTTCAGTGCGCTCTGCTTTCCTATCCCAAGACATCCTGATTCTCCATCAAGAACTTGAGCAAACGCTCTTCGTACCAACGAGCTTTGCGCAGATCTTCTATGGGCTTTTTCTTGTACCTAAACCTCCAACGATACTTTAGAGAGTTACCACGCAGATAACCTACAAACTCATCAGGCGTAAGCATAGCCTCAATAGCTTCTATACATTCTACTTTGCCATTATTATAATGAGGAGGATGATCTACCATATTATTTATTAATTTAGAATATGTTTTACCTAAAGGATTTTCATTATACACAGGATGCTCATTTGGTACGTCTTCTTCTTCTTCTTCGTCAAGCCACTCAACTGTGAACTTAGGGTCTGGGCTTCTGCCTATTTCTTTAGCTCTGAGAGTATCCCATTGCTCTTTGGTTATGTCATCAATACTCATTCCATCCACTCCTTTGGAAATGTTTTTTCTGAAAACCATCTGAACTTATTTTTTGTTGCCCATTCAGAATGGCTAAACTTAGTACCATTCTTTCTTTTCTTTGCTCCTGGCATAGGTGCATAAGGTGAAGCAAATAAAAATACTAATTCACAATCATCAGGCAAAGCTTTTTTAACCCAGATATATTTGTTATATTCTTGGTAATCCCAAAACCTTCCTTTAGATTCTAAAAGGATTGTTTTACCGTTTATAACTTTAATAAAATCAGGCCAATAAATATGCTCTACTACATAAGGCACAGACTTATTATGTAAACTCCAAGTCTTTAATTGTTTCTTATGTAACTCAGCTTCCCATTTAGAATCATAACCTTTAGGTATATTTTTTTCTTTAGGTCTTTTGGCTCTAGGTTTACGCATTTATAATCTCATTCAATGTAATTGTCTCTAAAGTTTTATCAGACCTTTTAAGAACCTTCTTTATCTTTTTTCTAAACCATTTTAAAGTATAAGCATTAGTTCTTATTTGTCCTTGGCTAAAGAAATAAGGTTCTTTTGGCATTAACTCTTGGATTTTCTCAGGAGTTAAAAGCTTTAACTGATCTTCAGGTAATAAAGAATACAACCATTCCTGTATTAATCTAGTTATCGTATTGTTAAATTTTTGTTTTTTACTTTTATTTATACGCTGCACTATATTACCTCTTCGACTCTAGGTTCATTAACTACTTTAGTAAAGTATGTTAAACCTTTGGAATACTTAAAAGTTCTTAGATCAGGATAACATTTATGTTTATGATAACAGTAAACACAAGCTTTAGGAAGCTTCATATTCCCTGACTTGCCTTCAGGTACAGGCTCATAACACATCTGTTCTGGAGGACTGTCCTGGTCTATGGCTTTTTTAGCCCTACTTATTTTATATCTAATGTTAGGCTTATCAAGCTCATCAGGCTGATACAAAGTTAACTCGCCTGTTTCTTTATTGATAGCTAAGAAACCACCATTAGAAGACTTCTCTGCTTCTTCATAACCACTTAACTGAGCAAGATAACCAAAGGGATCATCATCCCTAAGTGTGCCTTCTTTAAACTTTTTAAATGCAAAGTTAGAAGCAGTCTTTATGTCAACAACCTCACCATCAATTTTACAATCAATGTGTCCTTTAATGTTATCAACAACAACTTCCTTCTGCTCATCTGTTACTGTGTGTCCAGAAAGCTTTACTAAAAAGATTAAGATTTCTTCAAGCAAATGCCCATACAAAAACCTAATAGACAGAAAAGGATTTGATTGTTCTTTCTTTTTCTTTTCTTCTTTAAGATCAAAGTACAATTGTCTTAATGGTCTACCTACATTAGACATTCTGATATATTGCTTTGAGTTTTCTTGCGGTGTAGCCCAATGAGTAATACACTCTTTTAAATTATTAGTTAGTTCTTCTAATAATTCTTCTGGAATATCTACTGCTTTTTGATTAGATAAAGGCTCTAATGCTTTATAAATATCTTCAACTACTGTGTTTACTTTTTTCATGTTTACTTTTTCCATGCCTATGTTTTACAAACCTTAATTTACGTGTGAGAGAATTATAATGAAGATACACTACACCCATAGCTTTTTGTAAAGGAGTTCTTGCAGAAAGTCTACCATCTTTATAAGACTTGACATCTATTTTTTTAATGTTTCCATCTTCATCTATAGCAATTAAATCTATAGGCCCTGTGCATCCACAGTTCTTAAAGACTTGGTAACCTTTATCCCACAACCATGTTATAGCATAATGCTCTGCTAGATCTCCAGTTCTATTAGGGTCTGTTTTAGTGTGTATCACTCCAGTTGTCTCCTATCTTATATTCTCCATCTAAAGGACAACGTAAATCAAAGTATATTCCTGCATCTACAATAGCCTGGACACCTCTTTGACCTACTTCTTCTGCATCTTTTTCTAAACATTCTACCTGCCATTCGTCATGTACATTAGCTACGCACTGAGCATCTAAATGTTTAATAGAATCTACAAATAAAACCAAAGCTTTCTTCATAATTATTGCTCCTGCACTTTGCAGCAGTGTATTCAAAGCAGCATGTTCTGATCTTATAGTAACTTTGCGACCATCTAATCCTTTTAAGAAACCTCTTTTAGACGCTCGTTCAACTCTATCTTTGAGATTTGCAAGTGCTGGTAAATTAGCAAGGAAAGATTCTCTAAGTCTTTTACCATCTTTTCTACTTCCTCCAACCACTGAGCCAAGTCGTTCATTTCCTGCTCCGTATAAGTATGCATAAATGAATTTTTTACTCTTATCTCTTGATTCAAGTCCCGCAAGTTTTTGATTAGCGGTGTGAATGTCTCCGTTAAGGATTTCATTTGTATAACTCCTATCGTTCATGTAATGTGCAAGCATTCTTAATTCTAAACCACTAGCATCTATACCTACTAATTTATACCCTTCAGGCACTGTCCAACAAGATCTACAGTCTTTTCCATAAGGACTATAGGTGGCTGGTATCTGTGCCATATTGGGCTTAAAATGCGTCATACGTCCTGTTACAGCGCCATTGTGCACTGCGTAACCATGAACTCTATCGCCCTTTAAATTTTTAAACCAGGAATCTACTAAAGCAACACGCTTGTTTAATAATAAAAACTCACTAATTAATTTGGCTTGAGATATATCTTCTATTGCATTGAGTGTTGATTCATCTACAATAGGTTGTCCTGTTGGAGTAAACTTCTTAGGTTTCCAACCAAAGTCTTGTAAGTATTCTCCAATTTGTTTTCTTGAATTTAAATTGAAATCTTGTATCTTATATCTATCAAATGCAAGAACTTGAGTAGGATGTTTTTTAGAATAACATTCATACTCTTCTTCTGTCAACCCTTGTTTAGATAATGTACCATCTTTTTTAAACTTAGGTACTACTGTTTTTAACTTAACTTTTTTAGGTAAGAAAACTTTATGGACTTCTTCAACAATCTCTTGATTGGTTTGTTTTAATGTAGCCAAAAGCTTGTGCGCTTTTTCTACATCTAACATGAAGCCATAGTTTTCCTGATCTTTTAATATCTTTGCAACTTGATGCTCAAGCTTTATTGATTCTTCATCAAAGTCCGTCAACTCAGTTAACAATGCTTGGAAAACTAACGCATTTAATTCGACATCATTTATACAATACTCTAACATTTCTGGTGTGTATTCTTTAAAGTCTTCTTCTTGCATAAGACCTTTATGATAATTTAATTTAAAGCCCCATGCTTTTAATCCATGCCCATCTCTTTCAGGGTTTGCAAGTCTAGAAAGAACTAACGTATCTATTATCTTTTTATTCTTAAAAGATATGTCAGTAAGCTTTTCTAATACAGGAATATCAAATCCTAAAATGTTATGTCCTATAAGTATTTTAGACTTCGCCAACAACTCAATCCCTTCTTCTATATTAGAAGGAGAAAAAGAATATACTTGTTTTGTATCTATATCTTTAGCCACAATGCACCAGATAACTGATGCATCAAGACCGTCTGTTTCTATGTCAAAGACGAGATTCATTTATTTATTCCTTCGTTGTTCTTGCCTACGATAATTATATACTGTGGAATATCCCAAGTTTAACTTTTCAGCCATAGCTCCTACCTGCCAACCTTTTCTTGTTAGTTCAAATATCATTTCTTTTTCTTTATCTGTTAAAACTGTTCTGTGTATTTTTGCTTTCTTTAAATTCATATATCTTTGCTGTGCTGTGATTGCTTGATAAAACATCTTTCATCCTTAAAAAGGTATGTCATCTATAAGGGTATTTGTAAACTCAGTCTCTACTAATCTTCCTGATATAGAATCATACAAAAGATTACCTGCTAAACCAACTTCACCTGTATGCCTAGACTTTAAGATTCTAATCCTGGTTGTATTAGCCTCAGTTTTATCTTCAGCTTGTTGGTTTCTTTCTAAAGCTATCACACAATCTGACAGTTGTGCAATGGCTCCACTACCACGTAGATGGCTGATGTTTACTTCTGCACCATTCTCATGTCCTGCATTACCTTCTATCTTACGCAAGTGAGACACAAGTATAAGCCCTGCACCTGTTTCTTCTACAAGACTACGAAGCTGTGTCATTATATTATCTATCAGCCTTCTTTCATCACCACCTTCTAAGGCTGATACAAGCATGTGTAAGTGATCAAGAACTATCCATTTACATTCGCAACCTACAATTAAGTAACGTATCTTTGCAAAGATTTCTTCTACAGTATTGATCCCAAAATGTGAGTGAATAAAAAGTTTGTCATTAGACAATACTCTTTGATAAAGATTATCTAGTTCTTCTTCTGTGTACTTAGCTCTGACTTCTTCTAAGTGAATCTTTTCATTACAATCAATTGCAAGGATACCGTCTACTGTACGCCTCCAATCTTCCTCTAATGCAATGATGCCTATATTGTCTTCACTGTTGTTAAGAATCCAATGCTCTAACTCTCTTGTCACACTAGTCTTACCAAGACCTGTACCACCACATACAGTTACTAGCTCACCTTTACGGATACCATGTAGCTTTTCATTAAGCACTCCCCAAGGATATGGAATACTTTCTTTTTCTGTACGATCTTTCCAAGCACTAAATTTTTCTGATACTCTGATAATACCCGCAGGTGTAATAGTCTTTGCTTGCCAAAAGCAATCAACAAACTTTTTATGTTGTGCTTTTCTAAGCATATCATTAGCATCTTTATACTCTGCTGGCAGTGTCATTATCTTTGCTTTGTTAGGTGGGAATAACCCTGCAACTGTTTTTGCTGCATCTCTCCCTGCTTTATCTGAATCAAAACAAATAATTACATTTTCAAACGAACTAAGAAACTCAAGATTCTTTTTAACATCTGCTGCTGCTGACTGTGCACCATTCTTAATAGAAACAACAGGCCATCTACTACCTGTAAGCTCATAAGCTGCCATAGCATCACACTCGCCTTCTGTAATCGTAATGTACTTAGCACCAGGATTACAAAGAGTCTGTCCAAATAACTCAGCTTCTTGAATCTTGCCTTGACTAGTAAAACCTTTTGTCTTTACTTTACGAATCTTGTGAGCAACTAATTCATTATTAGCGTAATAAGGATAATAATGTTTATCTATTTCTCCCTCAGAATTATATGTAACTCTAACGTTATAATGTCTTGCTGTATCCTCAGAGATACACCTATCTCTTAGATCTCCAAAGACACCTGTGTAAGAATCTTGTGATATAACGGGACTCGACATAGTTATATTCTCTCTACTGTATACTTCATTTAGATGTACAGGTTTCTGTACAACATTATCAGGTTCTTCATAGTTTGGAAAGAATGTTCCACAACTAAAACATTTTGCTGATCCATTATCATTTATGCTCACAGCATCACTACTGCCACATGCAGTACATGCAACATGAAACTTAACAAAAGCCATTGCTTTCTCCGAATTATATTAAAGAAGTGAGGGACACCCCCCGCAGTGGAGGGTGACCCGAATGGAAGGCTAGATCTCTCTGGAAGTATCTTCAAGTACTTCTGGATCAGGAAGTGCTGGTTCAGCTGTATCAATATCAACTAATGCATCTTTAGTTAACATACTATTTAATGTTGCAGTAAATGATTTACCTGCCCCACTAATAATAGCTAACTCTTTCTGCAAATTGTTTTGTCTTATTGCTACTTCTTTTAGCAACACCCAAACGCTTTGAGCTTCTTCAGATAATAAAGAAACATCATAAGTACCACTATCTGTAATGAAATGTTCAGCCATTTTAAAACTCCGTTTCTTCTTCTTCGTAGCCAAACTCTGAACCATCAGCTGAGTCTCCACTACCACCATAAGGAACTAAGTCTAGCACCTGGACTGCTTGAAGGTCTAGACCTTTGAAGCTTCCATAGTGATTAGTAGTTTCCCATTCACGATACTGAACTTTAACTTCAGAACCATTACCTACAAGCACATCTAATTCTTCATTATTAGAATCAAGAAGTTTAGGAACTTTATTAAGCTTCCCATTCTTTTGTGCTACTTTACGTTTGATTACAAGAGCAGGGCCTTCTTGCATTTGTTTAATGCCATAACCTTTACTTGCAAAGCTTTGTGCAATATCTTCATCAACAAGTAAGTTGATAGAAAACACTGGTTCAAACTTTGTGTTAGGTGTTGTGATAGAAGCCCAATAAGCTTTACCTTGTATTACAGCCATGTTTTTATTACTCCTTTGCGTTAAAAACCTGTGCAGTTTATAGAGACTGATTAGCTATGTCAACACTTTTATGTGCGAACATCCTACAACACCAGTCTAGTTGTAGGTAATCATAGTTTAACGATACCTCCTTACGCCTAATAGCTTTGCACTAGCGCACTTATTACATAATGTTTTCATCCATAAATGAACCATCTGCATAGGGTGGCCTTTACGACCACACTCTGCACACTTGATAGAATTATCTTTAAGATCTTTCATAGTCTTTTACGTTCATTCTAGTCATGTTAAGTTTATACTCTGCATTTCTAATTACTACATTCTTTTGATGCATAAGTTCCCAAGCAAAGCTTTCATCTTCTAGACCTGCTTCTATTAACATTTCTTCAAGCCACCTGTGTTTAGCATCTGCGCTAAGACTATCAAGAATTTCATATACACTGTCTGCTAAACGCTCATCGTGAGCTTCTTTGTACTCGTTACTCATATCGTTACTACCTCTAGTTCTGTTTCAATCCAAACTTTTGCACCGCAAGGTAAAGGATTGTCTGGTGAATAAATTACTTTTGCCAAAGCTTTGCCATCAGTATTAACTATAGCTGCATGATTAGCTTTACGATTTTGCTTGTAATCTTTTACTGTTATTACAGGCCAGGAACCACCCTTATCATTTGCTTTTATGCTGTGCTGATTAACATGGATTCTAGTTTTCATAATGCTTCTACTTCCTCTAAAACTTTACCGTCTTTAGTTACAGTGTAGCCTGTTAGATGAGTTGCCTTTATTCTGTCTTCATAATCAGTAAACTTATAGTCACAACAAAGGACTACATCTTCAGCGTCTACTGACTCATCAACTAAAAGATTTACTTTAACCATGATTTGTTTGTACTTCATTATCCCTCCCATATTGCTCTGTCTTTGTCGTACTGTTTCGCTTGCTCATCTTCATGCTCCACAATAGGGAATCCAATTACAATTGCACCATAATTATCTTCATGGATGTCATAGTCACCAAGAGTGTGAGTATCTAACCAAGTCCAAAATTCTTCTCTAGTCATCTTGCCTTTTTCTTTTGGTTTAAGTTCCATAATTTTAATTAAAATGTCACCAAGTTGTTGCTTAGTACAATGACCAATAACATCACTTGTTATAGGTGTGTCGTACACTAGCTCTTCTTTACTATCAGTTACTGCTATCTCAAACAGACCCTTAGAGCCACCGTATGAAAACTCATTACTTATGATGCTCGCTCCGTATCCGTTAGAGAACATGATTTTATTTTGCATATTCATCTCCTGTTTCCTTTAAACTTAATAGGTTTATTAGCCCGTTCACGCCACCTTTTTTCGTCTAAAGCATGTGCTATTTCTAACATATCTGTCATAGACATATCACAGTATTTACAATCAATAAGTTTAATGCTAAATCCTAGATCATCAAATACTTCAGAAGGATTTTCAAATAAACTAACTCCGTCATCACCATCAAAGTATAAAGCTGCATATGAATTTTCATCAGAATGTAAGATAAACTGTGGTAAAAATCCATATCTAAGTTTTTCATACTCTTCTTTAGTAAGGCCAAACTTTTCGTATACTTTATCCATTAAACTTCTTCCCTTGTAAAACCAATTCTGTACAAAATGTTTTCAGCTTCCTCATAGTAAGGCTCCAAACGCTCTAAAGATTTTTCAGTATATTCTTCATTGCCTTCATCATCAGTTACTACTTCAAGAGGGCCATCTCCATACTCTTCAGCTAATATAACTGCAAGTTCTGAATAAGCTAAAACCCATTCCTCATCTAAAACTTTCATGCGTAGCATATCCTCAAAAATTAATTAGATTAAAGTAAGCAGTTTATACACATGCTTAGGTGCCGGAGATAACTTTATGCAGCTAGTCTGAATACGTTATTAGTTGTAATAACTTTTCTAACTCTTCCTAGTGCTTCAGTCTGTAGAGAGGTAACAGTCGCTGGACTGCTAGATGATGGTGCCTGGCACTTGGTACTCCAATCTGTTAGGACATTGTATAACGACCATAGATTGCCGCCAAGAGAAGGCTTGTACTCTGTCTTCCATAGAGTCCACAAAGTAGCTAATGGGCTGTGCTTACGCTCATCGCCATTCTTATTCTTTGTAGCATCACGTAGAACTTCATACATATTAGTTGTACGATTGTTAATCATATCAATGTGACCAACAGCATACTGGTTACGAGACAACAAAGCAATTACTTCAAAGGCTTGTTCATCTTTAACAGGTGTATTAATCCATTCATTCCACTTTTCTGACTCTTTCATAAAAGCTTCAAGACAGTTCATTACCTGAACAGCACCTTTCTCATAGTTGATATTCTTTGTGTGTCTCTGCTTAGATACTGCAAAGGCAGTACCAAACACACATTTATTAAGACATGCCCAACGCTCTGCACCACCTTCAAAGATAGTAGGCCAGCTGCCATCAAAGCTGTTACGACACAGTATGTCCAAGGATACTGGGCCTGTGTTGCCTACTTCAATAGTATGTGCTGGAAAACTGTAACGAGCATAAGCTCTAGCACCGTCATGTGATACGGATACTTCTCTTTTCATGTCTGTAAGATCCAGCTTAGAGCTAATGATTCTTTTCTCAATGGCTTGGAACTGTTCTGCATGGCTGTAGGGATTGTTATACTTCTCTCCTACAACAGATAGCTGTTCGCCTGTATTAGCATTAATCAAAAGCTTTCTGCCTTCGACTCTTTTAGAAACTTGCAAACTAGTGCCAGGAACCATGTAGTTCATATCTAACATATCAGTCTTGAATGTTACATCTTCACCCATTTGACCCAGATTCTCAATGACTTGGGTACGCTTGTTATGCTCGTTGTCTATAGAATATAGCATTTTATTATTTCCTTTTATAAAATAACTTATTTGGATTGAGGAGTTCCCTCGCGGGACGGGAACGACGAGAGAGAATTACTACTTAACCTCATGTGTAAATTTAGATAACTGATCTGCATTATGCAAACTATTTATTAATGAGTCTGCTGCAAGATCCCATTCTTTCTTATATTGTTTTTTAACTATTCTTTGTTTTAGTACGCAATGTCCACCAAGTCCCAACAACTCAGAAACAGCTTTCCAGCCCTGGTCGTTATGGACTTTATTAGCTTTAACCCTTGAACGTAAATAAGTAATCTTATCTTCATAAGTTAAATGCTTCTTTGAACTTTGCATTATTACCTCCTTTATTACTTTAATAGAAAAGCATCTTATGCACATAGCAGTTAATAGCAATTTAACGTGCATAAAATGCTTTAAACTTTATAGATTCTAACAACTAAATATCTATTTAGCAAATGATATTCTTTTTATTGCACACTTGCAACAAGTAAGAACAGTATCAAATACAATAGTGGCTGACTTAGGAACCTCACGCTTACAATCATTACAGATAATAGTTGGACACTTGTAAAGGCTTGTGTTATCCTTCTTAGCTCTTGCATTAACTTTTTCCATGAGGATATGCTTCATCAAGATGTGCTAATAAGGTTACCTTTCCACTAAGATCTTCTTCAATACCATAAACCTTTAAAGGATAAGTATAATTATAATCACCCTTAAACGATACAATAATATCATTGGCTAAAGTATCTTCTTTGTTATGAGATGCTAAATAGTTTATCAAAGCACGATAACTATAATAATTACTCAATGGACTACTCCTTCTTGTTGTTGAACAGAATCTAACTTTAACTTAACTTCTTTTGCCTTTTCAATTATCTCAATATGATTTTCAATACTCTTTTGTAACTGAAAGTTACGATCAAGAATAGTGTTAAGACACTTTTCTTTAAGCAGCATAAATGTCATAACTGTTTTGTCATGGCCTTTATGTTCTTCAATGTTACTTTCACATAACTCTAGTAAAGTCTCTAAAGACTGTAACAAAAGTTTGTCTGCATCAATAGCACACTCAGCTTGATCGCTTTGGGACATTAAGATGTTAAATTTTATTAATAGTTCTTTCATTTGCATATCTCCTACAACACTGAACTAGTTTAGCTACAAAAAAAGGTGATGGGTAGTTTAACGTCATACCCAGGACGGAGGGGATTACTTAGCTGTGAAAGCGGCTAACTTGCTAGATAGGCTAGTTAACAACGACTGCTGATCTACCTTTTGCTGTTCAGCAGGGGATAGTCTAGCTTTCTTCTGAAAAGCCTCTTCAGTCGTAGGTAACTCAATGCTATCACGCTGTGCTTGCACCTTAACAGCATCGACTAGCTCTTCAGGTAGTGCGGTGATGTTAGGATTATTCATCAGTTGCCAGCAATCAGCCTTGGTAGCTCCAATGACTGTCAAGACTTTCTTGAGACAATCCATCGTAGCATTATCTGCTTGCAAGTTAGCAGCTTGCATATCCTCTTTGCTAATAGCTTTGAAGGTCAAGCTAGAACAAAACCTAAGACCAATGGCCGTAAGTAAAGCTTCTGAAGGCCCTGTAGCTTGGTTAGTAGGATTGCTGCTAGAGATAGTTTCATTTGTTGTCATGTCGTTTCCTTTTACATTAGACAAGTTTATAGGATACAGAAAGTTTTTTCTTTCTGCGAAGCAGAGGAAGAAAAAAGTTTTAGAAGATTGCCGTGTTCATCTCAGCGATTTAACCGATGAAATTTTTTAGTCAGATAAATCGCAAGGCAATCTTCGTCTGTTTAGTCGTTAGAATGATATTGTTTGTGGAATTAATGACAACAAATGATATAATCTACTAGGCCATTGAGTTTCTTAGGTTTTCTAGTTTGTTTATTGCAAGCATGATAATGCTAGAAAGTCTTGACAGGCTCTGTGTACTAGGAAGAGCTAGTCTTGGCTCTAGACTAAAGAGGCTTTTCTAGACTATCTAGTGTCTATATCTATCTACTAGCTAGGGCTAGGCAGGATGCCATACCCCCCACCAGTATATAGATAGCAATTATAAACATTTTGAAAGACTTTAGGATGTGTACCAGCTAGGCGGGGCTATAAAGCTTTATAGTATGCTGGATTATTATATGCAACCCTGGCTAGGGATTGCTCCAGTATAGAGTCTAAAATAGCATTTGTCAAGATATTTTTAAATATTACTTGACAAAACTAAATAAGGTTCCTATACTTAGCAACATGAACTATTTATCTCAGAAAAATAGAAAAAAAGAACTTACTGAAAAACAACAAACTTTTCTTGACAAAGTAGTTGAAGTAGGGGGTGATCTAAAATTAGCTGCTGAGTTGGCAGGGTATAAGGGAAATCACTATCAAGTTATAAATAGCGTTAAAAATGAACTAGTGGATTTAGCCCAAGACCTATTAGCTCACCATGCACCTAAAGCAGCCATGAAGATGGTAGAAGTATTGGATTCTGATCGTCCTATACCTCAAGCTAATATTAGATTACAAGCAGCACAACAGATCCTAGATCGTGTAGGTGTTACTAAAACTGAAAAGATGACTGTAGATCATAATGTTCAAGGTGGTTTGTTTATACTGCCTACTAAAGATGCAGTAGTAATAGATATGGAAGATATAGAATGAGTGAAATACCTGAAGGATATATCCGTAGAGTTACTTCTACTATTCCTTTTGGTTATGAACTTTCTGATATTCAAGGGTGGTTACAGCCTATTGAAGATCAATTAAATTCATTAACTTTAATATCTAATATGATAGTCAAAGAAGAACTTAGCCTTCGTATGGGGGCAGAGTGGCTAGAATATAAAACGGGAAGACGAATAACGGCTCGTGGTTTACAAAAACATATAGATAATAAATATGGCAGAAGATCAGAAAGATTGGGAGCTTAACCCCGATAATTATTTAAAAAATGATGATGGTTCTTTTGTTTTAAAGGTAGATGGAACACCTAAAAAGAAAGCAGGAAGACGTAAAGGTACTACATCTCAATATAATTATCATAGTGAGCAAAAAGCTAAGATACAGGCTAGAAGGTCTGTAGCTAAAGATAAAAAAGAAATAAAGAATCTTAAACAAAAAATAGATAGTAAGAAGCACAGATTAAAAACTAAAGAAGAAGTTTTTAAAAAGCTAGATAATCTTAGTGATAATAAGATTATCGAAGAGGAAACTCTAGAAGAATTACCAAAGTCTGTTCGTGAGCACTTAGATGTCACTAACCAAGATATAGTATTTAAGGCAAATGAAGGGCCTCAAACAGACTTCTTGGCTGCTGGAGAACTAGATGTTCTTTATGGTGGAGCAGCAGGAGGAGGTAAATCTTATGCTATGTTAGTAGATCCTTTAAGATATGCTCACAAAGCAGCACATAGAGCGTTAATACTTAGACGTTCTATGCCAGAATTAAGAGAACTTATTGATAAGTCTAGAGAATTATATCCTAAAGCATTTGCTGGATGTAAATTTAGAGAAGTTGAAAAGCTGTGGAACTTTCCAAGCGGAGCCAAGATAGAGTTTGGTTTCTTAGAAAGAGATGCAGATGTTTACAGATACCAGGGACAAGCTTACTCTTGGATTGGTTTTGACGAGATTACCCACCTGCCTACTGAATTTGGGTGGAATTATTTAGCATCTCGTCTGCGTACTACTGATCCAGAGATTGTCCCTTACTTACGTTGTACAGCTAACCCTGGTGGTGTTGGCTCTACTTGGGTAAAAAAGCGATATATAGATCCTTGTGTCCCTAATGAAAGCTTTGTAGGAAAAGACGGTTTAAGTAGAAAGTTTATTCCTGCAAGATTAGATGATAATCCTTATCTATCAGTTGATGGTAGATATGAGCAAATGCTAAAAGCATTGCCTGAAGTACAACGTAGACAGTTGTTAGAAGGTAATTGGGATATAACAGAAGGAGCTGCTTTTACAGAATTTGATATAGAAGTTCATGTTATTCCTCCTTTTGAAATTCCAATAGGTTGGGAGAGAGTAAAAGGTATTGACTATGGCTACGCTTCTGAAAGTGCTTGTGTTTGGGGTTGTGTTGATCCTACTGATGGCACCCTTATAATTTATAGGGAGTTATATCGTAAAGGACTTACAGGCGAAGACTTAGCTCAAGTTATTACTAACATGGAACTAGAAGATCCTTTTTCTGTTCAAGGTGTATTAGATACAGCAGCATGGAACAGAACAGGTACTACAGGCCCTACAGTTGGGGAAACACTTCAACGAGCAGGGCATAAACTGCGTAGAGCAGATAAAAATAGGATTCAGGGTAAGATTCAAATACATGAATACTTGCGAGTACAACCAAGTGGCAGACCAAAAATACAAATATTTAGTAGCTGTCCTAACTTGATAAGAGAACTTCAAAGTATACCTTTGGATAAATCTAATCCTGAAGATGTCGATACACATGCACCTGATCACGCATATGATGCGTTAAGGTATTTAATTATGTCAAGGCCAAAGGTTAATGACATATTTAACCAGTTTAGACACATGCGAATGGAACAGGCTTATACGCCAGTTGATTCAGAATTTGGATATTAGGAGGAATATATGACTAACCCAGTTGTAGATATACGAGATACGGGGCGTAACTCAGCGAAGTCGCTAGACGTTCAAGCCCTTTCAGATAATGTAAT